GGACGAAACGTACTCACAACCCCAGAAGACACCTACAAGACCCACAGTACCACCCGCAGCCGCGCCAACAATGTCAATAAAGCCAGTTGATAGCGGGATTACAGGAGAACCTTGATAGATCGCGTTTGTGTTTCCAGAGGCGATACGATACTCGGTCGCACCAGTAGTGTTAGCAGCCTGACCGACTACTCCAATCGGACGTAGTCCGAATGCACCGTTAGTGTTTGCCATAGTAGCAATCCTCTATATTAATCGGAGTCGCGTTCACGGCCTCCGAAGGTTACACGACTTTGCCGACTATTAGAAATCGGCATCGAAGGATGTTGTTCCTTCATCAAGTCCTGATCCACAGCAGTCATTTGTTCGCGGGTTCGGCCCCCGTAATACTCGTTTCTTTCATGCGCTGTCTCTTCAGGTATGCGACACAGCATCAGTCCGCCTTGTCCAATCACTCCTTGGTATTTGCCATCATCGATGACAGGAGCTTCATAGTTTGGATATTCATCCGCACGGACGGGTTCCCATCCTTCACGTAGTTTGGCGTGGACGTTCATCTTGTCCTCCTCACCACGCATTGCAACTCGTATCCAACGATGCACGTAGCCGTCTGGGGCATCTGGTGCTTCAAGGTGACTGGGCGGTGCCCATGGTTTTCTGCGCGTTTCAGTTTCGCGGGTCTGACTCTTTCGAGAAGTTCTTGTATCAGCCATGTTGTTACTCCTTCACATATTTAGCGTATTCTTCAAGAGGTACGCCCAGTTTCTTCGCAATAGCGACCTGTGAATGCGATAACTTGACCGACCTGCGCCCCTGTTTATTACTGCGGGATGCGGAGGAACTAGCAGAAGCGACCTGGCTTCCTCCACCCGATTTCTTAGCCGTTTGAAACTTGTGCGGGAACTCTTTCCGCATACGGCTATCAACCTCACTATAATACTCTTCGGTGTTCGGGTCAAACCCCTCTTCTTCAGTAAGTTGACTATGAAGTGCAAATGCCGCAGCTGTCATAATCTTGTCTTCACCGAACCAAGTATTTTTATCTTTCCACGCCATAGCACGAGGGTCTGGTTGTGCTTGTTTTTGTACAGGTTGTTGAGGCGCTTGCTGTTGTACAGGTTGTTGTTGTTGAGGCTGCGCTGCTCGTGCTTTTGCTTGCTGTTCTGCACGAACTTTAGCAGTGTTGTACCGCTGTGTTTCTACCGCAATATTAGACAGAGCTTGTTGAGCTTCTACCATTTTATCGCTGTCGCCTGCGTCATAGGCTTCTTTGTAAGCACGTTTCGCAGCTTCAGTTTGCGACTGCAAGCGTGTGCCATACTCAGATAAATACCCTGTATCCAAAGCCTGCATACGTGACTTTAACTTTTTGTTTTCTTCAAGTAGTTCTTGAGAAACTCTAAGTGCTTCGGCTTTGTCTCGCTCTTCTTGACGATACTTTTCCGTAAGTTTTTTAATCCGGCTCTGTACGCCTTTGCTGTACGAGTCTAGTTCCTCATCACCAGTTTTAGCTTCTGGTTCAGCGGCCTTTACTTTTTCTTCTTCTTCTTGCTGTGGCTCTTCTACAACAATTTCTTCTTCAACTGTTTCGGTTTCTTCTGCCATGATCTACCTCTTACACATGTTTAATATCATCAGGCTCTAGGATCGTAGCAATGACTTCATCGTCATTGATTATACGAACCTCCCCGCCATCTATCTTGAATCGAGAGCCAGAGTAACGACCAATGCATACCCATTGACCTTCCTTGCACCACGGCTCACTGTCTGGCCCAAACTTGTTTGGGTCTTTGTAAGCCAACGGTCCAACCTTCATCACATATGCTACAGTCGTAGCCACGGATTCACGTTCTCGAACTTCATCAGGAATGTATAGGCCACTCGCAGTTTTAGCTTTACCTTGATACGGCATAACTAAAACCCGCCAACCAGTTGGTTGCGGGAGTCTTTCGAGTAACGGTTTGTCTAAGAGGGACGGGTCTAGTACCCGTTCTTTAGCGTCAACATATGCGCCATCCAAAGCAGAAGAGCTTTTAGCTTCTTCTTTTTCTTTGTTCATTTTCTGCGCAACGTGGTCAGGAAGATATAAGGTCTTCGACATCGTCTACGTTTTTCTCCAGCAGGGACTTGATTTCTTCTCGAGCAAAAGAGAGTCCCCGTATCTCTCCTACTGTCATTTTATATTGCTCCCAGTCCTTTACGGCCCCGTTTGCAAGAGCGGCGGACAAATCAGTTTGCCGCTCCTCTAATTTCTTATATAGATATTTCGATAAGTCAACAACATCCATTATAAATAATCTTTGTATTCCTCTTGTATGTCAGATGTGATTGGGCCACCTTCTGCCCATGAGTCACAAACATTTTCACTTTTACATACAAATTTGAGCAGTTGACAATACCCTAAATCACCTGAATCGTCTCCTATGCATTCTAGAGTGTCCTCAGTTTGATTATATGCACTACAATTTCCACATACTTGATCAGAACGAAAAGCTACTCCAGTGTTAGGCTCACGGTAATTATGCTCTTCTACAGCCATCTCTCGGTTTTCAGCATTAAGTTCCTCGTCTTGGGTAGGAAGAGGACAAGAATTTCCGCTCTCATCTGCCTCCATTTCATCTACTGGCATCCCATCTGGTAGGATGGATATCATAATGTTAACCATTGGTGTGCCTTTCTTTTAACTTAACCATTTATAGATTTTGTGAGTTTCTTCTCTACGGTGTTTTAAACCATTGTAACCGCCATTTATTCTTTTTGTTAGGCGCTTAATTGTGTCGTCATTAACGCCCTCGTCACAAATTTCCCAAAGATCATTTCTTTTAAAAAACCAGAGTGCACTTTCCATTGGGTACTTTGTAGCCACAAGATCAGGATCTTTCATTACTTCTGGCAGGTTCATGTCATTAGCAAACATCGCATAATTTTCTTTGAACGTGCATTGCAAGAAACCTCTGCCACGCCACAAATACCCTTGTCCATTGTTACCGTAACGATGCCCGTAAACACGGTCAGCTAATGCCTGTGGATTACGAGCACAACTCTCAGCTTCACTTTCTGTTTTAAAGTATTTACCAAAAACTTTAAGGATAGCTTCTTTAGAATAATTTAAGTTTTCTTCAACATATCTAAACGTACCGCTCTCGTGCACAAGCTGTCCAAGAAAATGAGCACCACGCTCTGGATTTAACACATAGTGGTGACAAATCTTCTTTGCAGTATTGGGGCCAAACGCGCCATCAGGTGTGGCTCCAATCTTCTCTTGTAGATTTTTTAGTGCTTCACTCATTTACAACCTCTTTTGATCCACAAACACGTTCATACACCATATCATCTGTGTAAGCTTCTGCCCATTTGTTTTCAGTGTAGGTACAGAAATACCACAGATCATTCACGTCCGCATTTAAAAGATCTATGATGTCTTGTTGCGCTGATGTTTGTTCCTGAAGGTGTTCGATGTCGTGAACAATGTTGCTAATATACCACACCAAACCAACTAATTGCACTGCCATAGCAAAAACTAAAGCTACTGGTATCTTTAGATCACCCATGATTACCTCTTAAAAAACTTTTGTATTCCACGCACACCAAACGACGCCGAAATTGCGATACCCAAACTGTAAAAATACCAGTCCGGCGCTTTGGAGAGTTGTTCAAAACCACGATCAACCCAACCCTCTGCACCTGGAATCCAACATAAAATTAATGGAATACTTAAAATAATTACAAAATATTCGTCCTTCCAACTCGATTGAGAACCCTGCGCCATAATACGTTCCCAATCAGCAACAGAAGTCTCTTTACTGAGCATAATCTTAGCTTTGGCTTCCGCCTCTGTAAGTTTTAATTTTGCACTGGCAGCTTGTGCTTGTGACTTTGCATCAAGCCAACTTCCCGCTAGATTGGCTATCGGCCCTATGAATGACTGTAACATTAGTTTTCCTCCATCTGTATAGCGGTCTTTTTGCTCTCAGCCTTTGCGCTATAAGCATTGAAACCCATAAAAGCTGCAACTACGCCTGACGCAGCGATCACGTATACACTTGCTATATCTGTGATAAGACTAGCCGCTTTGTCAAAGCCAAGAACAGAAGCAAGCAATATAATAAACGGATAAATCAACATTCCTGCCAACGCAAAGCCTGTAAATCTACGCTCTGCATTACGTTTAAGATCTCGATCAATCATCTCAAGGCGACGATCCTCTAAAGCAAGCTTGTTCCACTCTGCTTTTTCTATAACGCCATTGTTGTTTAAATCTGCTTTCTCAAACTCTGTCATTTCTTTGACCTCGCATGTTTAATTGCAACTTTTTTGTCACGGGTGATTATAACAACCTTTCCTTGTTTGTCATATACAATGTATTTTCCACGCCGTTCAATAAGTATCACCGTTCAATTTGTATACACACCACTTTAGAATTATTGTTTGTTACCAATACTTTAGCTTTAGATAGTGCGGCCTTACAAGCTTCCTCGCTTGAATGACTGCCCACATGATAATGCTCAAATGTGCCACTGACCAACTGTAACCAAAGTAAAACCCACATTACCACCTACCCTGATACTGACCCCAAATGTAAAAAAATAAAAATAGCAAACCACCACTCACAGCAAATATTATCGCGCCAATGGCAAAGTTAATGGCTGTATCAATCTGTTGCTGCTTCCTATATAGCTCATCCTTGCGTCTTTTACGCATACTGGCTTCAATGGCTAGAACCTCATCCCATGCCGATTTGCCGTAATGCCATGTAATGTGCTCCTTTATCTCAGAGCGCATCTGCTCCATCTTTTTCTTATTAGCAAAGATTTCTATGGCAGTTTCTTCGTCAGATCCCTTGAATGTTTTTTTCCAAAACGGTGGGTTCTTTTCTCTTTCCTCTAAATTGGTAAAGTCAGAGAAAGCCTTACCCCATTGGGAAAGCTGACCCGTCATATCTTGTAAGTCCTTTCCCGCTCCGATAGCGCCCTTGAGCGCCTTAAACGCCCCTGTCGCTAAAGCAACGCAAGATACGGGGTCCATTATCCCCTCCGTTGAACCGCCTGACGTTGCACGTCAATGCGTTCACGATTTACATCATTACGGTTTTGAGCAATCTCTTCTTGACTCTCCATACGAGCGGCATCTGTGGCGGCACGTTGCTGCATTTTCTGTAACTCAATCAACAACTGACCTTGATCATCTTCTTTCTTACGCTGCAAGTCTTCCTGCTTCAGTGCAAGCTCTTGCATACGGATCTGAACCAAAGGATCATCCATAGGGCTGTTACCCGTTGGCAACAGTCCAGGTAAAACTTCAGCCATGAGTTTTTCCATTTGCAATGAAATTAACGCCTCCATCTGTGCCGGATCCTGCATATCTTGCTGCACTTTCATGATCTGTTGCTGTGCAGCCTGCGGATCTATAGCTCCACTTTGCGCTGCAAGTTCTGCTTGAGACATTATGCTTTGTATCTCTTCCATGACCATATTTCTTGCTTTCTGAGAAACGTGTTCCATGATATGTGAGTAGAACGTACCCATAACTTGTGGCGAAGTCATGACAAGTGGTGTCTTCATAAACGCCATGTGTATACGGATGTGTATATCGTGATCTTGCTCTGGGAACGTGTTTAAGATCTCGCCCATTAAAGCACGGGCATTCTCAATGGCGGGGTCAAGTGGCTGCGGCTGCGGAGGTGGGGGTAGTATCTCGTCGATATTCTGGACTTCGAGCGCCTGATACATCCTACGATATGCCGAGTGCAGATTGTGCAACTGAGGGTTAGATTGCGCAAGCTGCAACTGAGTCTGAGCCAACGTAACACGCTGCGCCATTGAGAATATATTCGGATCGCTGACAGGGATGACATCCACACGGTTGTCAAAGTCTTCCGCCTTGATCATACGGTTACCGCCCTCAACCTCATACGGGTACTCTGGCGGTAAGTTATCTCTGAAGATTCGTGCTAATACGCGGAACTCCTGCCGTTGCGAATAATGCAACCGCTTGTGTATCGCTGACATAACTTTCATGCCGCGCTCTAGCATAGCCACTGTAGTGCCCACAGGAGCCGCTGTGTTGCCGTCTCCCGTTTGTTGGTCTGCTAGTGAAACAAAACGTCTTCCGCCCTCTATGAGTGCTCCTAGAAGCTGTGCGAGGGTTCCTGATGGTTCTTTGTACGGTAGCGGTATAATCGCATCCCGTATGTTGCCACCCGGTGCATCAATATCCCGCCACTCACCCGGTTGTAACGGCTCGTCATCATTACGAACCCTTACGCCCCTAGCCTTGAATCCTGCCGGGAGGTTAGCAAGTGTACCCGCATCGATTAACTGTCGAAGGATACTCGTTGCCGCACGACCAAGACCACCAATCATGTGGATCAGGCCAAAGCCATAAAAGCCCAGACCTGGCATAAACTTATAATGTACAAAATATTGTGTCTTCTTCGCTAACCCTGTGCCCTCTTCAAAGTTACGGCGGATACCAAGAATCTGTCCTGACCCCTCGTCAATCGTAACAATGTAAGGAAGTGCAATCCCTGTTGGCTCTCCGTTTGGACCCATGTCCTCAAAACCCTCAATGTCTAGATCGACATGCATTTCAAGAATCGTATAGATCTCATCGGTGTATGTGCGAGACGTACCCTGAATTTCGTCTACCTTCTGACGAACCTCGCTTTCGTCCTCATCATACTTGCTTAACTCTACATCCCTATAGAATCCTGCGATTTGCATCTTGCGAACTTCATTCGCATCCATGCGTAGAACATGCGTAACACGAGAAGCAGTCGCCAGATCCGATGCAGCATAAGGTACAACCAGATCCTGCGCCGGAATGAACGTAGATACAGCCCTCTGTTTCGCTTCGTCAAAATAAACTTTCTTAAATGTAGAACCAGACAATGGAAGATAGAACAACAACTGATCCATATCTGGATCAAACTCTTCCATGACCTCCATGATCTGGTAGTTCATGAAATCTTTTACACGACTTGCCTGTTCTTCTCTAGCTACATCCTGCAAACCAATGACTTGTGTCTTAACAGGGCCACCAGAGGGGAGTAACTCTTTGTACGCCTGTGCTTGAAACTGTGTGACACTCTCTGCAATCAGCGGGTGCGTGACCCCAGAAGCCCCTTCAAACGGTTGAGAACGCTCTTCATACTTGACACCAAGCTGATCCAAACCTTTTGTATAAGTCTCTTCCCACTCAGAACGAGATTCCAAATCTTCTTCGTAAGATCCACGAAGATCCGACGAAAGTTCTCCAAGATACCCATCATCTAATAACTCCGCTAAGTTTGCGTTATGCGGAACCTCTGGTTCTTGCTCCGCGCCCATGATCGCTTCAGCCAAGGCTTGCACCATTGCGCCACCCTGACCGTCTGGTATGACCTCTGCCCCTCCATCAAAGGTTTCAGGCTGTGGTACGGACACATCTACCGATGCATCTGTCGGTAACATGTCTTCAGGTTTTATTCCTGTATCTACAATCGGTGGCAATGCCATTAGTAATACTCCCGTTTAGGACGGTACTCGTCGTGTTCATCGTTTTCTCCTTGCAGAGATATAAACCCGCCCTGCCGAAAACGCATTAGTGCTAACGTCATACTATCACAAAAGTCATCATGATCGCCATTAGGAAATGAAACTACTTCTTCGATCACTTCGTCAGCAAATTTTTTATCTATTGGTGCCCATACTACACCTGCTTCGAACAATGGTGCAACCATGTGCATTCTGGTTATTTTATCCTTACCTTTGCCAGGTGAGAAGCCAAGTGCCGGAATACCGCGTAGCCGCAACTCGTCAATGAGCGGTGTACCCGTCGCTTTTGCTTCGACCACAACCATGTCTGGCTCCCAGTATTCGTGTTCTTCATACGCCACCTCTTTAAGTTCAGGAAAATTCCACCGCCCTCGCCGTGCGTCCATCAAAATCAGATTATCTGCCCCACCTTCGTCTGGTTCAAACACGCCCCATGTCGTGATCGCGCTGTAATCGGCGGATTCTTTCTTTGAAAACGCCGTATCGTAAGACTGTATGATGTATTTTACAGGGGGAATCTCTTCCTTTTCCCACGGTTGCCACCAATCCCGCTTGATAATCGCAGAATCTGAGCTTGTCGGCGTTTGTTGCCACTGTGCATTCCATTTTTGTACAGGCAACGACGCTTTGATGGACAACAATGCGTCTTTTTCCCAGAACTCAGGCCACAATGGTTCGTCTGACGGCATAATTGCAGGAAATTCTACGACTTCCCACTGATCCGCCATGATATCACTGCCTTGCGCAGCTAACAAACGGCCTGTTAAGTCCTTTTTTCCCCATCGAGTCATAACAATTATGATCGCACCACCCGGTTGGAGACGCTGACGGGGGCCAGAAGTGTACCATTCATACGCATTGTCGAATGCGCTCTCGCTCAGAGCGTCCTGTTCCGAATGAGGGTCGTCAATGACGAACAAGTCCGCACCGCGACCAGTAACCGCAGCCCCAACACCCGCCGCAAAATACTCACCACCTTTGTCGGTTTGCCATTTTCCCGCTCCCTTGTTGTCTTCTTTCAGATTAGTATCAGGAAAGATGTCTTTATATTGTGGGTCGTCTATAAGGTCTCGAACCTTGCGTCCAAAACGTACCGCTAGTTCCGTATTGTGCGTTGCTTGGATAATTTTGAGCTTCGGATTGCGACCCAAAAACCATGCAGGCATCAAAAAACTTGCAAATTCAGACTTAGAATGACGCGGTGGCATGTTGATAATCAGCCGTTTGAGCTTTCCTTGCGCCACTTGTTCCAGTTTTTCTGCAATAATCCTGTGATGTCGCCCTTCAATGAAGTTCTCATACACATGATGAGCAAACGGCATGAACTTATCCGAGGCTTGTTCCCTCAAATCAAGCCGTTTCTTGGCCTCGGTTAAAGCCAGAATCTCCTTTAAGGCTTCTTCTGGTAAGGTTTGTAAGTTCATGCGCTACGAATCGTTGGTCTCACCCGACGTGTTGAAGTTACAGTCTTGCGACGTTG